CGGTTGGCGGCCACGTCGTTGACGAACGCGGTATAGATATAGTCGGCCTTGCTCTGGATGTCGTCGCGGCCTTCGTCGGTCAGGGGCGCGGTGCTGCTGGCGATGCGCTTGTACTTTCCGGCAGTGATCTCGGTCTTGCGCACCCCGGCGCGTTCGTCGGCGACACTGGTGTCGATGTGCTGGGCGACAACACCGATGGAGCCAACCATGGTGGTATCGGAGCTGATATAGACGCCGTCGAAGGCCGAGCCGATCCAATAGGCGGAAGAGGCCATCTGGCTGTCGGTCCAGGCGATCATCGGTTTGCGACCGCGCATGGCGCGCACCATGTCGGCAGTTTCGGCGGCGCCGGCGACGGTACCGCCCGGGCTGGAGATAGCGGCGATGACGCCCTTGACGCTGGGATCATCAAGCGCTGCGGCGAGGTCGCGCTTGATCAAGTCGCTGGAGGTGCCCCCGCTGATCTGTGTCATGATGTTCATGCGCTGAGCAATGACGCCGTCGATGGAGAGGATGGCGACGCCATCGATGACTTCGTAACCCTTGGCTTCATTTTTCAGCGGACGGCCGAGGCGCGACTCGACGGCGGCAATGTCGATCTTTGGTCCGCGCACATGGGCGCGGTAGATTTCGTGGATCTCCCCGAGCATGTCCGGGGTGATAGCCCAGGGGCCGTTGACGATATCGCTGAGTTTCATGGCGTGGTCTCCAGGTCGGTTTTGTCGTAGGCTTCGTCGTCCGGGTTCGGTTGAGGCATGGGTGCCGGGGGCGCGGACGCAGGTGTCGCAAGGGCGGTCAATCCGGCCAGGTCGCGGGCTTTCTTTTCCTTGACCTGCTGGCGGTGGTTGCGCTCCCAGTCGCCACCGGTGAGAGCAGCGGTTTCGTCGGCAATGGTGGAGAATCCGGCCTCAACCCGCGAGGCGGCGGCATCGACGGCGACGCCTTCGTTGATCTGGCCCTTGGCGTCGCCGGTCCACTTGCACCCGCAATACGCCATGCGCACCAGCGGATCGACAAAGAAACCGGGGGCCGAGAGGCGACCGCGGGCGACGGCTTCGGCGATGACGGCATCCCAGATCGGCTGGCAGTATTCTTCGACCAGCCAGGCGCGCTCACGGTGAAAATAGCGCCAAGCTTCCAGCAGAGCAGCTTGAGCGGCGCTGTAACTGGCGGTGAAGTGCTTGACCAACAGCTCTTTTGGCAGTTCCAGCGCGACGCCGACTTGCTCGGCCATGGCTTCGAGAAAAACCCCGGCCGAGGTATTGGGGCGCTTGGGGTCGGCGAAGACAACATCCTCGTCTTTCATCAGCCCGACGATGTTGCCGCTGCCAAGTTCGAGCCCTTGGGTGTCGATCTGGTTCTGCTTTTGCGGCTGGCCACCAACGCCTGGCATGGAGATATTGGGGTTGCCGCTGGCGCTTTTGACAAAGACAGTGAAGAGCGATGAGACGACGGCGGCGTCGATCTCGTTGTCGGTATATTTGCTGATCTGCTTGAGCAGTTCGATGACCGGGGCAAGGTCGGGAAAACCGTGGGTTTGTCCGGGACGGCGTTTTTTGAAAATGTGCAGGCAGGTCGGGCGGCCCGACTTGTCGCAGGCTTCGAGGATTTGCCACTCGCGATTTTTAACCATGCGCATGTTGCCGGGGTGGAACTTAGCAACGTGGTAACGAATCGGAGCCCCGTCGCTGTCTTTTTCGACTCCGGCGGTCAGCGTGGCGGTGTCGCTCTTGCCTTGGGGATTGCAGACGCGGTCGATCTCGATAAATTCGGCGCGCAGGGTGTAGGGGTTGCCAGGACGGGGTTTGCGTGGAAGGTTGACGAGAATTCCGCCGCGCGACAGGACGCTGCGGTAAACAAGCTCGGTTGACGCACCGAAGGAATGACCGCGGGCGAGATCAAAATCCTTTCCGCCGGTGGCGAGACGGAACTCCAGCTCGGCCTGCCGCTCCCAGGCGTCGGCCTGCTCTTCGCTCAAACCAGTCAGTACGTCGCGGTCGATGGAGGCGCGTGGCTTGAGCCCTGTGCCGACGACGCTGGTGACCTTGGTGGCGATGGCGCCGGTAGCGAGGGGGGAATTATATTCGAGGTCGGCGGAGCGTTCGCGCAAGGTGGCGAGGTCGCCGAGGATGGCGGTGTCGGCATCGGAGCTGTTCGGGGTCCAGGCCATGGTCTGGCGGCGGTCTTTGCGGGCGCCGGTAAAGGCCCCAACCATGGCGAGGGTGGTGCGGGCCTTGAGGCGTTCAACCGCCATGCCGGGTGCAATGGCGGCAATGGCACGGTCGAGCATGGACATTTTGACCTGTGGCAGGCTCATCGCGAAATCACCCCGATAGCACGGAGACCACCGGCGCTGGAAGCCGATTCGCTACGCTCCAGCTGGTCGCAACGCTTTTGCCAGATGTCGATGCCCGCCTGGATGGCGGCGAGGTCGGCGCGTGTGAGTTTTTGTCTGCCGGAGCCAGTGTCCATCTCGGCGGCCTGCCCCTGCAGGACTAATGTCTCTGCCTCAAGGTAGGCGGTGAGGCGGGCTTCGGCGATGGTAAGGGTCAGACCGGCCACAAGGACTCCAAAGTAAGCTGGGTGCCGAAAAGTTGGACTTTCAGCGTCTGGCGTATTTTAGAGGCAGAAAACGACTAGGGGGAGGGTGCGTTGTCCGCAGATGTCACAGAATGTTGTGGTTTAAACAAAAAAATGCCGCCCCCACGATGGAGGCTGCGGTGTCGCTGGTGGTGTCGAGCTTTTGCCGCTCGCTATCGAGCCATTCAATGGTTTTGCGGATTTCGAGGAGGTCGGCTTTGCGCACGGTGGTGCGCGACCCACCGACATCGAGGGCATATTCGGCTGAGGTGGCGAGGGCGGTCAGGGCAGCCTTGTAGGCGGCAATCTGGGCGTCGAGTTCGGCGGTCGTAAAAGTAGCCATGGGCGCTCCGATAAGGATGCGCCCATGGTAAGGGGTGGTTTGTTGTATTTTGGCCGATGCCGGTTAAAGCTGAAAGGTGCGGGACGATGGGGGGAAGATGCTGGTCGTTGGGGTTGACACGGTGGTTTGCGCGGTGCCTCTATGCCTCGATCTTGGCGCCGGCGGCGGCGAGGAGTTGGTCGTGGTTGAGCTCGGCCAGTTGCGGGTTGCGCCAGAAGTGCCCGACGACTTCGAGGATGGCGATCTGCTCGGCGGGGGTCATGGCGCGGACGCGGGTGGAGAGATCGGCGGTGTCGACGTTCCATTTTTCGGCGAGGCCGTCGAACTTGCCGGATTCGGAAATATCGGCCCAGAGGTAGCGGGAGGGATCGGCGTCGCGGCTGTCGGTATCGAGGACGGTGCCGTTGAGCATATCACAGATAAGGAGCCATTCGCCCCGGCTGAGGGTGGGACAAGTCGCGGCAACGATGTTGCCGTAGCGGATGACGATGGAGTTGATGCGGCCAGAGAGGCTGCCAGGGTGGCCAATGACCTTTTCGCTGGCGTCGGCGAGGTAGATGCTTTTGCGGCTGGACATGGGGGAGACCTCCAAAGGTTAAGCCCCAGACGAGGCCGGGGCGGTAGATATTTCAGACCAGATCAGAAAGCCAGCAGACTCCGGAATATTCGCCCTTAAGATCGAAACGCTTGATGTTGCGGTATTGGCGGAGGAGTTTTCGACCGGCGGCGCGGTCAAGAAAGATTGTACGGGTGGCGAGGCAGCCAGAGTTGTTTTCCCACTTGACGTAATCATAACGGATGCGGAAGCGGCGACCGTTTGATTCGATCTTTTCTTCGCAATTATTCCAAATACCAACTTGGAGATCAAAATGGCCGGTGATGGTGCGGTAGTTGCGGGTTGCTTTCATGGTGGGCTCCTTTCGCCTTCCGGCTTGGCCGGTGGCGTGTTAGGAGGGAGCGTTGTTGCTCCCTGTTGAGACAATAATACTATGGTAGCACCTTGGTGTCAATAGGAAAGCGTAAAAGAATTTTTAACCGTTCGCGGCCAGCAGCCCCAGGGTGTCAAGGGGACTGGGGATGTCGCTCTCTTGTTTGACCTGGTGGAGATAGACCATGGTGGTGTCGGCCTTGCGCAGCCGTACATCAACGCGCCCCACAACCAACCGACCCCGGTCAACTGATCGAGGGCGCGGGTCGCTTCTTCTCGGCTGAAAACTTCGGGGAGGCGCTTGGGACGGCTGGCCCGGGTAAAGGCGGAGATATCGCCAAGGTCGACGCAGATCGCCCGCTTGTAGAGATACACTATGGCGCAGAGGGCTTGCTTCTGTGTCGATGCGGCGACGTGATGTTTGTCGGCCAGAAGGGTGAGGAAGGCGACGACGCGCGCCTCGCGGGTTGCGTTGGCTGCGGCAGGGGAATGGAGGTAGGCCATGAACCGCTGTGCACAGCCGAGATAGACCTTGATCGTGCGGCGGCTTTTGCGTTGCAAAACCATACATTCGCGCAT